GAGGAAACAACAAATCCACTTGCTCTACCATCTGATTGCGAACCAATACCACTAGGTAAAATACAAAAGCAAATTCAGAATATTGTTGTAGAAATTCAGAAACTTCAAAAATCAGTTTATAGTTATACTAATGCAGTAACAACTCAAATATCAGATATTCAAGAACAAATTAATAAAGCACTTAATAAGGCAGCAAAATTTGTCGCAAGTGGAATCAAATGGATTTTTACAGAAATTCAAAAATTTGTTATTAAGACCACTAACGATACTCTTAAGAAAACCTATTTTTTACTTTTCCCAAACGAAAGACCCGGACTTAAGACTGCAGTCGAAAGTATCAATGATTTGATTGCTTGTCTCTTCAGAAAGTTGATTGGTCAATTACTATCAATGATTGGTAATTTTCTTAAAGATGCTGCAAATAGGGTAATTAATGGTTTAGAGTGTCTGGTAGAAAATCTAATTGGTAATATTCTTGGAAAACTTCTTGGAGCAATATCTAGTATTATAAACGGGGCATTGTCTTCAATTACTTCATTGATTGGTCAGGCTGCTGGTATTGTAGGAGAGATTTTAGGTATCATCAAAGATGTGCTTTCATTCTTATCTTGTGAAGAAAAACCACAGTGTTCGACCGTTGATGAGTGGAATATTTTAAGTGGTGCTAGTAAAGTATCTGCAGGAGACATCGGTTCTATTATTGATAAGGCAAAAAATATTGCAGCAACAGTTCAAGGTTCTGTAGAAAATGTGGGAGATAGTATTGATAATGCATTCAATATGGACTTCAGTGATGTATTCAATCAGACTAGTTGTGATACTGGACCGGTATTTTGTGGACCACCTACTGCACAATTCTTTGGGTCTGGTGTTGGTGCCGCTGGTAATCTTGTTATTGGTGCCTTAGGTGAGGTCATTGGAATTGATATGGCAAGTTTTGGAGTTGGATATGATGACAAATCTTATAGTAAGGTATATGATAACTGTGGTAAAGGTAAAGGAGCATATATTAGACCTATTGTAGATACTTATACCGACGATGAAGGTAATACTCAAACCGGTATTGTCGATATTGAAATTATAGAACCAGGAACTGGTTATCTTCCTGCACCTGATGGAAGTAGAGGTGGTAATGAATACACTTGGTCAGATCCAGATGATACAGTTATAAAAAGACCTGACGGAACATGGACACCTATCCCACCAGGTGAAGTAGTTACTGTTGATCCTGGTACTACTATTACCCTTCCTCCAGGTACAGTTGTTATAACAAACCCACAACCTGGTGGGGATCCTACCATATTACCATTTGACCCTATAGTTGGGACACCAGGAACTGGTACAGGTGGAGATGGTACCGGTGGTGGTGGAACTGGTGGTATTGGTGGTGGAACTGGTGGAGATGGTACCGGTGGTGGTGGAACTGGTGGAGATGGTACCGGTGGTGGTGGAACTGGTGGAGGAGGCAATGGTGATGGTAATAATGGTTCTACTGATGGTGGACAAGGTGGTGGTGAAACTATTCGAGGTGGTAATCCAGTTCTTATCGAATTGCCTGGTGTCTTTACTACACCTAAACCTGAATATAGAAGACCATCAGGTGACTATCCAACATCATCTAATGGTTCTTATCCAGTCATTCTTTATCTTTGTGAAATCTTTATTGATGAAAGTGGTATCAATTATTCTCCGGGAGACAAAATTATTATTGAACCAGACATTGGTGCAGTTGCAGAACCTAAATTTGATGCTCGTGGTAGAGTAACTTCTATCAAGGTTACTGAAAGTGGAGAAGGTTTCACGGAATACCCAACACTTTACATTCAGTCTGAAACCGGTTATAATGCTGTATTACGACCAAAACTTTGTATAGATAGAGTTGGTAATGATGAACTCAAAGAGCCAACATTCCAAGACAAAGTTATAACCGTGATTGATTGTGTAGGTAAAGTCTAATGGCGGAAGTAAAAAATTATCATACAATTAGGTATGGACAAGCAGATGGTGAAATAAAGTTTGGACATCTTACCCAAGACAATGTTCTTTCTGCAGTGTTGTTGAGAAACGGAAAATCAAAGAACCATTATATTACGATGGACTCTTCTGGTGCTCCTCATCGTAAACATGGAACTATCTGTCGCTCACCTGGTTCATTTCAGGTAAGAGCTGGTGATAATGTAGATGAAGATATTCCGGGTGTATATGTTGAAGCAGTCAGTGGTGATTTAGTTCTTAGAGCACCAAGTGGAAGAGTTAGAATAGAAGGAATTAATATTGATTTGATTGCTTCTGGTGCTGACGGTAAAAATGGTGTTATCACTATTGATGCCAATGAAAAAGTTCTTGTCAGAGCACAAACTGTTGACATTTCATCCAAAGTATCGACTAGGCTATTTTCCGAAAAGACAGTTGAACTTATCGGAAATGCAATCTTAAATATGTACGGTGGATTTATTGATTGTGCAGATGGTGCAACATCAATCAAAGGTTCAATTCTTCCATCACAAAATGAAATACAAAATCTACCAGTAGGTTAATGACTTTAAATATTCCACATCCACAGAAGAAAGGAAAAAGACTTGAATACTCTTCTTTACACGGTCCTGAACATGGTGTATACTATAGAGGTAGATTGAGAGGTCACGATAGAATTGAACTGCCTGAGGTCTGGAGAGACCTTGTAGAAGAACTTTCTATTACGGTATCAATTACACCTATCGGTATGGCACAAAGTATTATTGTGAAAGGTATTCAGAATAACGAGGTCATACTAGATTCAAACCCAGGTGTTCCTATTGATTGCTACTATCATGTATATGGTGAACGAAAGGATGTGCCAAGACTTAAGACAGAGGGGAAGGTTAAATCATGAAGGTACCTGACTTAAATGTAGGTAAGAGACTATTTGTTGGACTAGGAAATCCAGAGTGTCTGGGTAGAGGACCAGCAGAAATTCGTGGATCTGGTTTTATACAGGGTCCTACTATTACAGGGACTCCAACTTTCCCTAATGTATGGGCCTCATCGATGATTGGCCCTTTGATCAATCCAGAGTCAACACCTCCTCTAATTCCTGGTGGTTTCTGTTACGGTCCTCCATCGAATCCATTCTCTTTGGCTGTTGTTGGTTCGACAGCTTTGATGGGTATGGTCAATACCAACGCTTCAGTTGTTGTTGGTCAACATGTGGCAGCACAAGGTGAAATAATTTCTAATTGTGGAGTGCATATTCTATCTCTGAAGAAGAATTTTGATATTATCCACCCTTCAAAAGAAGGTTGGAGGTTGAGACATACTTGTCCAGAGGGCCCTACCAATGATGTATACTTTAGAGGAACCCTAAAGGATAAAGATTATATTGACCTTCCTACATACTGGAAGGATTTTGTTCATAGAGAATCTATCACGGTCAGTTTGACACCAATAGGAACTCATCAAGACATCATTGTGAAGAAAATTGATGATAATAAAATCTACCTTCACTCAAAATCAGAAACTCCAATTCACTGTTTCTATCATGCTTATGCAGAAAGAAAGGATGGTGAAAGTTTAATTCCTGAGTATCCAGGTGAGACACCCGCAGATTACCCAGGAAATAACGATCAATACTCAATTGTAGGATACCATTACGATATTAAATCATGACAGACTCATTATTTGGCCCATTTAAACCAGGTTCACCCGGAAAACAAGATTGTTCAGATGGTCAAGCCACAGGGTTACCATCAAGTAATTTTTCGTATATTCAAAAGGCATTTAATAATTATGCCGAGACTCCCACTCCAAACCCATATTCAAAACCTCAGTGTCCACCCTACTACCATTCCACTGCACAGATTGATCAACTTCGAGTTAATGGTACTCTGACTGGTGCTACTGCAACTTTCTCTGGTACAGTTACTGCTCCTACATTTTCGGGGAACATTAATGTTCAATCTTGGAAAGGGTTTGACATTAAACATCCTAATAAAGAGGGTCATCGACTGAGACACATCTGTATGGAGGGTCCAGAGGCTGGTGTTTATATTAGAGGAAAGTGTACAGGCACTACGATTACATGTCCTACATATTGGCAAGGATTAGTTGATCCTGAGTCAATCAGTGTCAATCTCACTCCAATTGGTTCTTATCAAGAACTTTTTATTGAGTCAATTGAATGGGGTAAGAGAATACAGATTAGAAACAATCTAGGTGGTCCTATTGAGTGTTTCTATACGATTACTGCACAAAGAATTGATGGAGAACCATTGATTGTTGAGTATGAGGGAGAGACACCTGCTAAGTATCCAGGAAGTTCTGATCAGTTCTCTATCTCTGGATATGACTATGATGTCAGGGGCCATAAGAAGAAGTAGCACACACTCCCTTGACTTGGGTACTTAAAACCGTTATACTACTAGAGTAGACAGGAGTTCAATGACCTACAAACCACAAGAAGAAGACCAAGACTTTCTGACCCGTGTTGTGGTTGACACAAGTCTTCGTAAGTTTTATCTTTACTCAAGTGAAGGTAACAGTAGAGATGTTGAATGCGAGACTGTAGAACAGTTTATGAATGTTCTTGAGTTGGTACGTGCATTGATCAAGGAAGACGAGATTGTTTATGCAGAATCTTTGGTTACTTCTGCAGAATGAACTGTCCAGACCTTTACGAAGAAATTCTAAACTGTTACGAATATGAGACCAGAAACCCGTCAGTCTATGGAAATGTTGTTCTCTGCCAAATGGAATCTTCCCAAGGCAGCAAAGAATTGTAACTTAACTCAAAAGGAGATGAAAATTACCTTCAATGAGTATTGTGTTTTTCATCCACCAACTTGGAAGGGAGAATGAGTCAATTATTTTTGGTTGACATTGGTGAGGATAGATGTGTTACTCACGATGGACACGTTCAATTGGGTATCTTTAATCATACAGTAGAGAAACATCTTGAGTTATGTCCTGACCAAGAATGGCAGGTGACATACTGGATGCCTGACCCATTGGGTTTAAGATATAAGAGATCAAACTTTCAGCATACTATGAAAGCAAACGAAGGTTCTGCTAGAACTGATAATGCTGGTGATAGTCGTCCTAGAGACTTTCCTGACCAAGCAATAAACAGATTAGAACGCACATTATAAAGATTACTATATAAAATAAAGGGGTCGAATGAATATACAACTTTGGTACTCTGAACCTATGAGAGAATGGAGATGGTCTCTTGTATCTGATATAGATTCAAATGATCAACATTCTGGTGGACAGGAAGACTTACGAGATGCAATGAATGATATTGTAAATACTGTAGAATATTTACTTGACACAGATATGAATCCATGATATAATATAAGTTCCTTCCGTGCGAATTAGTGCCACTCTGTGGTAATCAACCATCCAGTATTCTGGGTGGTTTTTTTATGTAATAAATATCTAATGTCTCTTTAGTATTATTATGATTTATTATACTTACGCATATCTTCGTGAAGATGGGACACCTTATTATATTGGTAAAGGAAAATCAAATAGAATACATAGTAAATTACATACGGTAAATCTTCCTCCGAGAGACAGAAGAATTTATTTGAAGAAGAATTTGACTGCTGAGGTGGCAGCAAAACACGAAATCTATATGATAAGTGTATTAGGAAGAAAGGATATTGGAACAGGAATATTGAGAAATTTGACTGATGGTGGAGAAGGCGTTACTGGAAGAATTTTCAGTGAGGAGACAAGGAAGAAGATAAGTGATGGTATAAGAGGATATAAGAGAACACCAGAACATCAGAAAAACTATTCAAATTCCAGAAGGGGAAAACCTATTAGTGATTACCATAGACAAAGAATTGTTGAAGGACTGAAACCCAGAGATCAAAGTGGTGAGAAAAATTATAACTATGGAAGAAGATGGTGGAACAATGGAATAGACACAATGATGTCTGTAGAGTGTCCTGGTGAAGGGTATATTCTTGGTAGGTTATATAGGAGATGGAATAAATAACTCATAATGACTAACGTGCCGGTAAGATGCCTCTATCTCGATTAGATAACTTTCTAAAGAACGTAAAAGGAAATATTTTATATGTTGACCCTAGTAATCTAGACGCAACAGATGGTATTGAGAACCAAGGGAACTCTTTTGCTCGACCATTTAGAACTCTACAAAGAGCATTGATTGAGGCATCTAGATTCTCTTATCAGAGAGGTCTTGATAACGATAGATTTGAGAAAACTTCAATCTATCTGTTCCCTGGTACACATTATATTGATAACAGACCGGGTTGGATTCCAACAGGGTCTAATACTTTCTTGTTGAGAAGTGGTGTTAACTCGAATGATTTTCAGTCATTCAGTAATACATCTAACTTTGATATTACCGATGGTAATAACATTCTTTATAAACTGAATAGTATTCATGGTGGAGTCATTATCCCCAGAGGTGTGTCCATTATTGGTCAGGATTTAAGAAAGACTGTTATCAGACCAATCTATGTTCCTAATCCAGAAAATAATTTAATCGAAAGATCCGCAATCTTTAGATTGACTGGTGGATGTTACATGTTCCAGTTTACCTTGAAGGATGCTGATACCCAGAAACCCGCATATAAAGATTACAGTCCTTCTACATTCACACCAACATTCTCTCACCATAGACTTACATCTTTCGAGTATGCAGATGGTAAGAACAATGCAAATATCAATGATGATTTCATTAACTATACTACAGATCGTACTGATCTAGAAATGTATTATGAAAAGGTTGGTATTGCATATGGTTCTGCAAGTGGAAGAGAGATTGAACCTGATTATCCAAATGCAAACGTTGATATCCAACCCAAGATTGATGAATATCGTATTGTTGGGCCAGTATCTGGTTCAGTCGGTATCAGTAGTATCAAGGCTGGTGATGGTATTACTCCTTCTACTCAAGTCAACGTAAAACTTTCTGCTGGTATTTTTGGTCTAAACGTTGATACCAATGTTATCATCAACAATGTAAGTGATACAAGATATAATGGTACGTATCTTGTAAACCAAGTGTTAGATACTAATGCTGACGGTGTTACAGAGTTTACATATGAACTTCCAGTACCTCCTGCTAATGCACTACCAAATCCTCTAGGTTCTTCTGTAGAACTTTCTTCTGATACCGTAACCAGTGCATCACCATACATCTTCAACATCTCACAGAGATCTGTTTATGGTATGTGTGGCATGCATGCCGACGGCAGTAAGGCAGATGGATTTAAGTCCATGGTTGTTGCACAATTCACTGGAATTGGTCTTCAAGTTGATGATAGAGCTTTTGTAAGGTATAATACTACAAGTGGTTCATTTGATGACTCCAATGTAGTTGCTAATTTACATACAGATATTAATGCTGTATATAAACCACAATATGCAAATTATCACATCAAGGCATCAAACAATTCTTTGATTCAGTTGGTTTCTATCTTTGCTATTGGTTATGCAGAACAATTCTTAACTGAATCTGGTGGTGACTTCTCGGTTACTAACTCCAATTCAAACTTTGGACAAACCGCACTTATTTCTAGAGGTTATAGGGATAAGGCATTTGCTCAAGATGATGTTGGATATATCACACAAATTATTCCACCACAATCACTCAAACCTGAATTTACTACAATTGAATATCCCTCAATTGATATTACAAAAACTGTAGGTGTAGCAGATACAAGTAGAATGTATCTCTATAACTATACCAATCAAGATGTACAACCTCCAAGTGTAGTTAACGGTTATAGATTTGGTGCAAACAATAATGAGACATTGAATGTTGTTATTCCAGTAGGAGGACAGACTGAAGTCTTTGGGGCAAAGGTCGTCATGGACGACACTGCATATGCAACAAAGAAAATAACTGGAAGAAAACTTGCAAGAGTTGGTAGAAATGTTTCTACTGGCAATAGTATTACAAACTCTACTTTAATGTTCACTGAAGACCATCAGTTTAAACAGGGTGAGACTGTAAGAACCATTTCAAATGATGGAAGACTTCCTGATGGTCTTGAGAGTAATAGAGTTTATTTTGCTGTTGTTGATGGTTTACCCTCAAATCAAATACAATTGGCACAATCATTCAATGATTCTTTGACTGGCAATAAGGTTGGTATTAACAATCTTGGTGATACGATTATTGTAGAGAGTAGAGTTAGTGATAAAGATCCTGGTGATGTAGGACATCCTGTTCAATATGATGTTGATGAATCACAATGGTATGTGAATGTATCATCCGCATCAACAGAGAACAATTTGTTCTCTAAACTAAATGGTGGTGGACTTGGAAATATTACTTCTAGAACATATATCATTAGAAAGAAAGATTCTAGACAATCTGATGATAGAATTCATCAATTGAGATTTGTTATTCCTGCAAACACTGGAATATCTTCTGCAAGACAACCACTGGACGGGTTTATCCTTCAAGAATCGAGTGATGTTACTGGAGCAACTAATGCAGAAGTTGCATTGGAGTTTAATCCAGGTTCTGTGACAATGAGTAATGACTCCCAGATTAGAAACTTTAGTTTCATCTCGGGTGTTGATTATAGAGCAGGAATTACATACTATTCGACAGAACAACCACATAGACTTTCTATTGGTTCTACTGTTGTTATTAATAATGTAAGAAGTACTTTGTTCCCAACAGTTGGAGCAGGTAACTCTGGTTACAATGGTACATATGAAGTTACAGGAATTACAAGTGCAAAAACCTTCACTGTAAGTTCTATTCCTCTTTCTGCCGGTACATTTATTAATGATACCTCACAGAGAACTACTGCTCTTCCAACTTTCTCTAGAAGAAACTTCGAAAAAGATTTCTATGTTTACGATGTACAAACTATTAATGAGTATATCAATGGAGAACAGGATGGTGTTTATCACCTGTCAATAATTAATTCTGCAAATGAACCAAAGGTTTTCCCATTCAACAATGATGGTTATGCTTTCTCACAACCAGTCACTAATTATTATCCACAGTTAGATAGAGATAACCCTGTAACTAAGGCACCATCAGCTGCATGTTATGCACTTTCTAATAATATCGGTGAAGTTGTAATTAATGACCCCAAGAATAGTATCACTGGGGAAACATTGGAAGAAATGTTCCAACAAGTTGGTGTTGCAATTACTGGAATTATTTCAAATAATGTGGGAACTGCATATACAATCTTTACCCAATATGACCATGGATTGAATAGAATTACTGTTCCGACTATCAACAATCCTGGTGCAGGGTATGGTGATGGTACAAATGCAATTCAGTATTACTATAACGCAAAACTTCAAAACATCGCAAGTGGATCAATTGGTGATTTTGGTACTGCATTAGTCACCATTGATGGCACATCTGCTGGTGAGATTATTGATGTTCAGATTATGGATGGTGGTTCAGCATTTGCAGCTGGTGATGACTTCCGAGTCGTTGGTATTGCAACAACAACTGGATTCAGTGCAGCCACTGGTAGTGTTAATAAAATTTATGATAATAGAGGAGACACTCTTACACTAACAGGTATTAATGATTATGATGGTAGAAGTTATAATCAATTCTATAGAATTTCTGCAATTTCAGACACTAATCAGATTGAAGTAACTCCAGTCCTAGGTTCTCCTGGTATTACAACATTGGGTCTTGGTCCAGATAAAGTATTAGGTGGTGGTTTCTCTATTATTGGACCGTCGTTCGATAGTGAAAGTTTTGAGTACAACAAAGATGTCGGTATTGCAACCATAACGACAAAACTGAATAATAACTTTAGAGTTAATAATTCTGTGATTGTAAGTGGTGCAGGTCAAACATTCTACAATGGTTCGTTTGTTTGTATCGATAAAATTGGACTGACTACGGTAGTTCTCGATGTAGGTATCAATACAGTTACTCCAGCAATTAATGGTAATATTCAACTATTCCCATCTGGTTCTTCTGGAAACTTTGGTGACTTAATTGCAAGAAACGGAAGACTGTCTGGTAGAGAAAGTCAAATCTATGCAGGTATCTCGACCACACTTAATTCTGCAATTACTAGTAAAACAACTGACACCATCAATGTCAATAACATGACTGATTATAACTTCAGAATTGGTGATTTTGTTAGAGTTAATGATGAGTTGATGAGAATTAAAACTACTGTGAGTAGAGTAGGTGGAACTACACAACTTAAGGTGTTTAGAGGTGTATATGGTTCTATTGCAAATACTCATGTGGTAGGTTCAGTTATTACTCGGGTTAAGTTCTTCCCGGTTGAATTTAGAAGAAACTCAATCATCAGGGCATCTGGACATACCTTCGAATATATTGGTTACGGTCCTGGTAACTACTCGACTGCATTCCCCGATAAACAGACAAAGAGACTTACATTATCTCAACAGATTAATGCACAATCACAAACAATTACCGGTGGTGTTGTCAACTACACTGGTATGAATGATAGAGGTGACTTCTTCATTGGTAACAAGAGAATTGCTTCTAACACTGGTAGAGAACAAGTATTTGATACTCCGGTTCAAACTTATACTGGTGAAGACCCCTATTCAAGTGGTATTTCTGATGATGTATCTGACTTCAATTATATTGAGGCTTCTATCGTTAAAATTGAAAGAAATCTACTGGTTGATGGTGGTGATAAAGGTAATGTCCTTTCTCAGTTCAATGGACCTGTAGAATTTACTAAAAAGGTTATCAGTACATCAGATGAAGGTTTTGAAACTAATAGTGTCTTTATTCAAGGTAATGCTCAAGTTTCAAGAAAGTTGACTGTTGGTATAGCTATCCCAACAGAGGCTGGTACTCCTGGCGATATCGTATTCAATGCCAATCCTACGAATAGTGGAACAGTTGGTTGGGTCTACACAACAAACAATCAGTGGAGAACCTTCGGAGTTATTAGTTGATAAATAAAAATAATAATTCCTGATTAGCAAGATAAATGGCAGTAGATAAGGATTTTGTCGTAAGAAATGGCATTCAAGTCAATGAAAATTTAATCTATGCTGACGCTGATAGTGATAAAATTGGTATTGGAACTACAACACCTGATAAGAAACTTGTAATTATTGGTGATAGTGAAGTTAGTAAACGACTAGCCGTTGGTACCACCATTACTGCACAGAGACTTGTAACTACGGGTGTATCTACTTCCAATATAGGTCTTGAAGTAGGTGTTGGTGGAACTGCATTTACTAGTTCTACTTTTACCAAAAAAATTGGTATTAACTCTTCAATTCCTGCATATACTCTGGATGTTATCGGACCAGTTTCGATTGGTCAGACTGCAGAGTATGTTTATGGTGACCTGACAGTTACTGGTAATATTAAAGCAACATCTTTGGCAGGTCAAATTTCTGCTGGTGGAACTGTTGGCTTTACAAATGTCACAGTAACCAATACATTACTTGCAAATAGTGCAGAATTATATACTAAATTTACAGTAGAAGAATTTAATAGTGATACCTATAGATTTATAGCTGGAACTGGAGACCCGGTAGGTGTTGGTTTTACGCAAAATACCGATAACCCAGACCTTTACTTATTGAGAGGAAATAAGTATGAATTCCATGTAGATTCTGGTGGTTTCCCATTCTATATTAAGACTACACCTACTGCAGACTTGAATAATATCTACAATAATGGTGTAGATGGTAATGGTACTCAGGTTGGTATTCTGACTATCAGAGTTCCATTTAATGCACCGAATACACTTTACTACCAGGCATCTAACGTTGCTGGTATGGGTGCAACAATATATCTACAGAATAATGGTACCGATATTGATGTTGGTTTTGCAACAGTTAGAAGAAGATTAGATAGTGATGGTTATGCAGATTTTGAGAACATCTATGTATCGGGTATCGGTACAATCAATAACATCAAGAGTAATAATTACAGTGTAAGTGCTGGTATTGTTACAGTAAGACAGGACCAAACAGCGTTCATTGGTGTTTCTACTGGTGCGGATAGAGTTAGTGTTCAGACTACAAGTAGTAGTGCTACGCATCAGGTTTCTTTTGTAAACAATGTAGGTCTGGGTTCAAACTACCCACTGCACTTAATTGACTCGGATGTTAATCAACTAACATATGTTCCTTCTACAAATGTACTATCTTGTACTAGATTTGTAGGTAATGTATCTGGTATTGCTACTGGTGCTGATAATATCAATGTAGATAAGATAAACACTAACACTGATTATCAGGTCATCTTTAGTGAACAGGGTGCAACTGATTATAAGAGGATGTATATCGATACTGATAGTAGTCATCTAACATATAATCCATCTACAGAAACTCTTACTGTTGAAAATATCATTGGTAATCTCTTTGGTATTGCAACAAATGCGAACTTTATCAATGTAGATACCAATACACAGAACACCAACCATCAAGTATTATTCAGTGCTAATCAAGGTGGTGGATTCCAAAGACCTTATATTGATTCTCAAAGTAATGAACTGACATATAACCCATCAACAAATACATTCTCTGTTTCAAACCTTGTTGGTGATTTGGTTGGTGATGTAACTGGTAATCTAACCGGTATTGCATTGAATGCAGACTTTATCAATGTAGATGAAATCAATAGTAATACAAACTATCAATTACTATTCAGTACTAATCAGGCTGCTGGTTATCAGAGACCTTATATTGACAGTGATTCAAACCAACTTACATATAATCCATCTACTAGAACATTCAGTGTTCAAAATATTAGTGCAACCACTGTTGATGCTATTACTTTTACGGGTACTTCCAATCAGGCCAACTTTATCAATGTAGATGAAACGGGTTCTAATGTAGATTACCAGGTATTGTTCAGTACCAATCAAGCTGCTGGATACCAAAGACCTTTTATTGATAGTGTTTCTGGTAAATTTATCTACAACCCATCAACTAATCGACTGACCGTAGGAAACTTTACTGGTAATGGTGCAGGTCTTACTAATCTTGCTGGTGATAAGATTACTACAGGTACGATTTCTCCTGCAAGACTTCCTTCTGCAACAACTGCAATTCAAGGTGCGGTTATTGTCAATAACACTTACCCACCCACAGGTACTTCTACTGTTCAACCTCCAAGTGTTGACGCATTTAGAAGACTATATGATGCCGTAGGAAATTTTATTCCTTCTGGCACAAAAATGTTGTTCTATCAGGCTTCTGCACCAACCGGTTGGACAAAACTAACTACTGATAATAACAAAACATTGCGTGTTGTTTCTGATTCTGGTGGTGGTTCTGGTGGTACCAATTCCTTTACTAGTGCATTTGCTGTGAGAGGTGTTCCCCTCACGGCACATAATCATAATGGTTCAGTTAGTGACCAGAGTAATAATCATACTCATAGTGGAAGTACTGGAAATCAAAATGCTAATCATACTCATGGTGGAAGTACTGGAAATGCAAGTGCCAATCATAACCACCCTATGAACTCTGGTAGTGCTAGTGGTCAGTTTGTAGAGAATGTTGGTAAGCAGAGAGCTGGATATCAGGATGGAGGTAGATCAGCTGTTGATGATATTGGTGTTGGTAGAGCTAGTGTAAGTTATTCACAACAAAACACTAACTCATCAGGAGCAGCCCACACTCACAGTTTTAATACCGGAAGTAACAATAGTAATCACAGCCATAGTTTTAATACGGGTGGGATAAGTTCTAATCACAGACACAATCTCAGTATCTCTAATGAGGGCTCTTCTTCTGCAAATATGGACTTTAGAGTCCAATATATTGATGTGATTGTTTGTAAAAAGGACTAAATATTCTTATTCACCCCCTATCATAGGGGGGTTAATGGGTGTTATTTGAGCAACATTGATTCCCTGTTGAAGGGCATGAGCATAAAGTTGTTGATTTTGATGATTTGCTTCTACTACTTCATTTCTGAAACTTTCTACAGCAGCTCCAGTTTGATTTGACTTTTGTGCAATCTCTACTGCCATCATAGGCATCCAAGACATGGCACATTTCCATTCATCAATTTCTTGACCGGTATTAGGATTTGTTCCTCTTACACATGTGTACCAGGCACACTTTTCTTCAACACACTTCTTTTGAATTAACGGACAAAATTCACCTTTTTTCATGATATATCATCATACCTGAAAAATATTTATATGTACAGGTATAAATAAAAACAACGGATAAAACATTATAGATAATGTCTTTACTTAGGGCCGACAAGATAACCAATAGGTTCAATAACAGTGGTCCTATTATTGTAGGTCCTTCTACGGTAAGTGGAAATTTTACTGTTACTGGAATACTTACCGCACTGGGTATTGGGGTAACTAACGATGTCCTGGTTGGTGGGGGATTAACTACAAAGTTTCTTACCGCAACCAATAGTGCATCATTATTTAATTCATCTCTTACTGGCATCACCACTGCCGGTATTATCACTAATGCAACTTATTTTGGTGATGGAGTAAATCTAACAGGTATTGTTACAACAATTGTTGCTGGTGATGGTATTCTAATCAGTCCGGTATCTGGTCAAGGTAGAGTCACTATTTCTGCGAACGTTGTGGCGTTTGCTGAGTATGCAACAAACGCTGGTCTTGCAACTGATGTAAAGGGTGGGGCAAGTGGTGCAGTTCTGTATCAGGCGGCTCTTAACGATACTGGATTTACTGGGGTTGGTACTTCCGAGCAAATTCTTGTATCAACCGGAACTGGAGCACCTATATGGAAAGATCTTGGGGCAATTGATACATATACCGATAAGGCGGGTATCGCAACAAATCTGGAGGGTGGTTCTGCTGGTAGAATTCCTATTCAAAGTGCACCTGATACCACAATATTCCTTCCCGTTGGTGTCACAGGTAATATCTTGTTGGCACAGGGAACCTCAAATCCAATCTATATTGATCCTAAGACATCATTAGATGTTCGTAGGGCACAGTTTGCAGGTATTGCTACAAACTTACAAAGTGGTTACATCTCCTCTGCAACTTCATTGGAAGTTATTGGTATTACAACACTTACTGGTGGTAATGTAGTTGTAGATAATGACCTTCGTGTTTCTGGGGTCACAACTACAGCCAATATGGTTGTCACTGGTGTTTCTACCATTGCAACTCTGAAGGTAGGTATTGTCGCAGGTAACCTTGGTGTTACTGGTGTTACCACTACTCAATTCCTTGAAGTAGCTGGTGTTACCACTACTCAATTCCTTGAAGTAACTGGAGTATCCACAGTTGGTTTCTTAACTGTAACTGACAGTCTGTATGTCTCTGGTATTGCATCTGTCGGTGCCGCAGTTACAATGTATGGTAACACCGGTATTGTAAGTGCTACAGCCTTCTATGGTGATGGCTCAAACCTGACTAATGTTGTTGGTCTGGTATCTGTTACCAACCAAATCTATGTTACTCCTGATGGTAATGATGAGAACGATGGTTATCTCCTTTCTACCGCAAAGAGAACTGTTGGTTCTGCTCTTACGATTGCAGAAGCAAGTACAGTCGTTAGAATTTCTGCTGGTAATTATTCAGAAAATAACCCAATCATTCTTCCAGAACAGGTCACTCTTCTCGGTGATAGTTTGAGAGAAGTCTCAATCATCCCACAAAATCCTGATGAAGATTTGATTTATGT